CTGCCCCCGACCTGCCCAACGTCCGCAGGTTCAGCGAACGCATCGACGAGCTGCTCGACGCCAGGAACACACTCACCCGCGACCTGCAACCACAAGGAGCCCCATGCACACCATCGACCTGATCCTGCTCATCATCAGCGCCATCTCGTTCGGACTCGCCACGTTCAACGTGCCAGTCAGGGTCAACCTGGTTGCACTCGGCCTACTCGCGTGGGTAGCCGTTCCGTTGATCGCGGCGTTGCAGTAGCGCCATGGCAGGCACAAGATGGCGGACGCACACAGATGGGTCACCTGCCCACGTCTGGCCTGAGGATGATCTTGTCGACCACGATCTCGACGGCGACGACTGCGTGTGCGGCGTCACGTCGGAGCCTGTCGAACGGGACGACGGCTCGTTCGGGTGGGTCAACGTGCACCACGCGCTAGACAGTCGCAACTGAAATAGGCCGTTCGGTCGATGCCCGACACGTCCGAACAGTGACATGATGCAGGCATGACCATCAAGCTGAACGCACTGTCGAACCAAGCTTGGGTCTTATGCAAGCGCGCCAGTCGCACCACGGCAGCACTTGCCAAGTCTTCAGAACTTCCACGATGGGCGAAGGTCGGCCTACTGTTCGCAGTCCTGCCGATCCCCGGGCCATTCGATGAGATCGCAGGGGCCATCATCGTGTTCATCCTGATCAACAGCAGACACCGCGCGACAGTCAAGGCCGAATGGCTCGCGACGTACTGACCGCACGAGGTGCACCCATGGCGTGGGATCAGAAGCGACGCACGCCAGCCGACTACATCAACCCACACAAGGCAGCACGCATCCTCGCTGCACATGCCAACGTGTGCCATCTATGTGGGCATGGGCAAGCGACACAGGTAGACCACGTCATCCCATGGGCAGAGTGGACACACCCAACGTTGTCAGTGCACGACGCGGGCAACCTCGCTCCTGCTCATGGCAGCGCCTGCCCTACGTGTGGACGTGACTGTCACGCAGACAAGAGCAAGCAAGAGGCAGCACGAGGCAGCACCCGCCGCGCCGCCCGAGGACGACGACCAACCGAGCGACACCCCGGACTCATCTGACACAATCCATCGCGCCAACCGACCCCCTGGGGACCCCACCCCGGTCGGGTAAGGGTGCTGTGCGACTCGGTTAGCAGGCCGGATCCTGCGTGCGCCTCGCCCCTGTTTTTTCGACCGCTCCACCCGTCCGCTGACTACCGCTCGTCCGCACGATCGTGCCCTGGTGGCACGTAACCGACCCTGGAGGTCACGTCATGGCTGCACGCAAACCTGTTGGACCGAAAGCCCCCGTGGGTCTCGGCAAGGCTGGCAAGGCTCAGTGGTCTTCGATCGCAGGGTCGTACAAGCTTCGCGCCGACGAGTTCACCATCCTCGAGGGTGCTTGCTGGGCCGCGGACATGATCGTGATGTTGCGGGATGCGTGGATCGAAGCCGGTTCCCCAACGGAGACCAAGGGCAGCATGGGTCAGCAGGTCATCCACCCACTCATCGGTGAGATGCGGACACAGCAGGCCGCGCAGGCAGCGTTGCTGCAGAAGTTGAAACTGCCTGACGCTAATGACGTGCCGGCGGCGAACCAGCACCGTGACGCGGCGAACACCAAGTGGTCGAAGCGTGGTGCGTGATGCGTGCCGTGAAGATTCACCTCGTGGCCGGTCACGGAAGCGTCGAGGTTGACGGTGAAGCGCTGAAGGGTGTCACAGGCGTGGCTCTGTCTCATCGAGTCGGGACCATCGCGCAACTCGAGGTAAGTCTTGCCGCGCTCCCTCTCGACATCGAGGCTGAGGCTGACGTTTTCGTGCCGGACAAGACTCGCGAGTCGCTGATCCTGCTCGGGTGGACCCCTCCGTCCGACGATGGCGTGCCCGTTCTGGCTTGTGGCATCACCCACACCGACATTGACGCCTTCCTCGAACAGGTGAAGCGCGATCGTTCCGCGTCCTATTGGAGCGAAGGACCGCACGCGGACACCCTCGACCACGTCGAGACATGGTTGCTCTCGCTGAGTGACTGGCTCCCCGACGACGATGGCGCGTAGCCTCGCTGCCTCCCAGACCCGCACTGCTGACTCTGACTACCGCGAGATCATCGGCTGGTACGAGGATCAGCTAGAGCGCGCGACACCGCCTACTGGCCTTGAGTGGGAGCCGGTCAAGATCGGCCCGACGTGGCAGTACGACAACGGGTGGGTGTTGCCCGCGGTGACGTTGGGATGGCGGAACATCGCCTGGACGGGGTTGAACCTTTCGGCACCCAAGGGTGGCCCGTGGACGTACACGCTTGAGCAGGCTCGTTTCGTTCTGTGGCAGGACGCGCTGGATCCTGAGACGGGCGAGTTTCTGTATCCCACTTCTGTCCTGCAACGGCTCAAGGGTTGGGGTAAGGATCCGCTCGCGGTGGCGCTGTCCACGACGGACATCTGCTCTGAGGATGCGGTCTTCGACCACTGGGACGGTGATGTCCCGGTTGGGAAGCAGACCCCGCAGGCTTACGTGCAGATCGTCGGCGTGGCACAGGACCAGATCAAGCGGAACACGATGCCGCTGTTCAATGTCCTCATCCCGCATGAGACGAAGCAGAAGTACGGGATTCAGGTCGGCAAGCTCGACGTGTGGGCTCGTGAGGACACGGCTCACATTGAGGCGTCGACGTCGTCTGCTCTGTCGATTGAGGGGCCGCGGCCGACGCGAGTAATCCGCAACGAGACGCAGAACTGGATCGAAGCCAACGACGGTCACACCCTTGCAGGGACGATCGAGGGCAACCTGGCGAAGGACTCGACGGGTGCGGCCCGGTCACTCGACATCTGCAACGCGTACCGCGACGGCGAGGACTCGGTCGGGCAGCGCGCCCGTGAGGCGTACAACGCGACCGTGGGCACCCACTGCAAGGTTCACGCGAGTCTCGCGGATTGGCCTGCGTGTCTGGACTGTCAGCCACCCAAGGCTGTCGAGTTCGGAATGCTCTACGACTCGCTAGAGGCTCCCCCTGAGGCTCCGCTGACTGTCGAGGATGCGCCGTCAGTGGTTGAGGCGATCCGCGGTGACTCGGTGTGGCTGAACACTCGGCGCATCTTGAACTCGATCAAGAACCCCACGAACTCAGCCAATGAGTCGCGGCGCAAGTGGTACAACCAGATCAACGCGACCGAGGATGCCTGGTGCGACCCGAAGGACGTTGCCGCGGGCAAGCGCGACTTCGGGCTCGATGACGGCGACGCGGTTGTCCTGTTCGGGGATGGGTCGAAGTCGGACGACGCGACGGGTCTTCTGGCCGTGCGGATTTCGGACGGTCACGCTCAGGTGTTGCACGTGCAGCAGCCGAAGAAGGGCCAGATCGTCAACCGTGACGCGGTCGACCTCGCAGTCAAGGCTGCGGTCGAGAAGAAGTACAAGGTGATGGCGTTCTGGTTCGACCCGTCGCACTTGAAGGACGACGACGCGGACGAAGACAACCGGTTCTGGTGGCCGCTGGTTGATGAGTGGTCGAAGCGGTACGGCAAGCGCTTCAAGTGCTGGCCCGTGAAGTCCGGCAACCGGATGCACGCGGTGGCGTTCGATATGGCCCTTGAGGTCAACCAGAAGACGTTCGTCGAGGGCGCTGAGCAGTGCCTGACTGAACTGAACGACGCGCACAAGGACCCGACGAACGCGATCGTGACGTTCATGGCGTCGTCGTGGCTCGAGGACCACTTGACGAACGCGAAGGCCGCCCCGGGCAAGCACGGAATAAGCGTAAGAAAAGACAATCGTGAATCGCGCCACAAGATCGACTTGGCCGTCTGCTTGATCGGCGGTCGGATGCTGCGACGCATCTACCTGTTGAGCATCAAGAAGGGCACGCCCGGCAAGGGGCGAGTCATCGTCCTCCAGTAATCCAAGTGGGAAGGGGCACAACCAGTGACCATGCCCACAGGTGTCAACGGCAGCCCCGTCAACATGGACCAAGCAGACCAGACCTACGGCGTGAAGGCTTATGGGCCATCCTCTGTCGTGTCGCTGAACCTGCCGATGGT